CTCTGACCGTTGTCGTAACGATATCCTGTAGGTGGGCCGTAAGCTATTGTCTCCCCACCACGGTGGGCTGGCCCCGATGAAAAAACTGCGTATGTAGGCTCCATTTCTTTGCCAATCCGCTGTTCCTCTGCAAGGATAGCCGCTGGTTTGGGGACATCTACTGTGGTTAGTCCTGCGGCAATAGGATTAAATTCATAGCCCAAAAAAACAGGCTCTAATGGTTGTCCAAAATCATCAAAACGATCCCGCTCCCTGCCTTGCGTTTCATAAACAGGAACCATCCCGTAACCTTGAGTTGGGGAATATTTAGAGCCTCCGTTTGGCAGTGGAAAACCATTTTCATCCAAACCAGACGGATTATCTCTGTCATATCGACGCGCAATAGGTGCAGCAATAGGTGCAGCAGGGGCAGCAGGGGCAGCAGGGGTAACAGCAGCTATTAAATCTTCAGTGGTTTTGATTTCAGGTGTTGGCAGGGAATTAATAAAGTCAAAACCCTCGTCATCATCGTAGTTTGTACGTTTCGCCATGATTACACCTTTACTTTCAGCACATTACTTGCCGAAGTATCGTAGTAAATATCACCCACCCGCAAATTGGCTAAATCTGCTTGTGTAGGTAGGCTAGGTGTAGATGTGCCCGCCGTAGGAAAAAAACTCAAGCCTGCAACAATGTCTGTGCCGTTAAGTTGCGTAGCCGCATACCGCCTCCACTCAAAGGCTTTCATAATTTTGGCTTTAGAGGCGTTCATGTTGTTTGTGTCGCTGGGTTAACTGCCGCCACCATGGCCTCCGCCCAATCGAACCAGTTTTTGTATTGATCCGTGCGGGGTGTAGCCTCGTTAGAGAATACATCAATTGCGTTCAGTCCATTGCCCCACGTTTTCCAGTCCGTCTGGGCATCAGGGATCTGAAGGTTCTGAGCCCCATAAAGCTCCACCATAAGGCAAGCCCACGACTCAAACGTGTGGTAGCGGGGGTCATAGATCTGAGCAGGATTAAGGGCCATATGGCCTCACGTCGCCGATCTCGGCGTTAAGAATCAATTTGCCAAGCTGGTAGTTTCCACCAGCAACGTCAGAGGTGAACCTCAGCCTCAATTCACGGCGCTGCTCGCGCATGTCAACCTTGCCAGTGTTGGGTCCAAAAACGTAAGGATCGGACTCCTTGTCCTCGCCCTGCGCAAATGGCCGCCCAGTCACAACCACAGACATTTCACCAGACTGCACAAAGTCGGGCTCAATACGCTCTATCCGAAGCCAGCGATTGTTGCCCTCTACCGCCTGCTGAGAGGGACCTCCGGCCAGCCAGCTCAGGTCGTTGGTCTCAAACGAGCTAAGAATTGCCCGGACGTTTTGGCCATCAATCTCGTCCGTCCCGATCTCGTGCTGGTACATGGCAATAAGGTCTGGGGGGATGGAAAAGGTCAATGACACTGCGCCTGTTCCCGTGGCAGCCGCCGACATTTGGATTGCCTGAGCATAAATTGCCGTTACGGGAATTGAGAACCCAGCCCCCGTGCCACCCAAACTGGCCGCCGTGGCGCTTAGGACGTCCCCCACAAGATATGCCGCTCCACGAGACGTAATGGTCACGGTGGTCACGGCAGTGCCAGCAACGCCGATTGTGGCCTTAGCGCCTGATCCAAAGCCTCCCGTAAGGGTTACATTGGGATAGGAGCCGTTGACGTAGCCTGCGCCTCCCGTTATCGCTCCAAGAGTTTTTATGTTGCTGGAAGTGATGGCCACCACAGTCGTGCTTGTAGGAATGTTGGAGCCGGAGATGACTTGATTTAAAGCAACCTGAGTGTTGTAGGTGTCGCTGAACAGAAAAAAGCTGCCAGATACCTCGTTGAAAGTGCCGGTGAACACGGTCTCGGCGGTGCTGACGTGCCAGTCTGCGGCCACAGGGAAAGCAAACACTTGCGAGAAGTACCCGGCAGAGCGCTGCGCACCACGGGCCTCGCCCGCGTCGTACCAAGTGTTCTCGCGCACGTTGTAGATGATTGCATCGGTGCATTCGGTTGCATCACCACGGGGGTAGAACCACCAGATCTCACCAAAACGCGGAACCTTTGTTGCCCAAACCTTCTGACGCTGGTCATAGTTTAGGTTGTCAAAGAAGTAGTTCTGGTTCATGGTGTTGGGGATCTCTTTGACCACACCGTTGTACAACAGGAAGCGATCAACTCCGCACCAGTAGTAGACGCCGTCGTACTCAATGGCCGACTGCGAAGACAAAATTGAGGACTGGCTGCTGATGATGTCATAGCGCCAGTATTGAGGGGGCGTTCCAGCGCCACCAATGAACGACACGCGGATAAGGCTGTCAAGGCTCCAAAACAGGCCAGAAGGCGCGTTTGATCCACCCCTGACGGGTAGCCCTTGGACAATCTTTCCAGAGGCCACATTGACCGCGTTGGCGTCCGCAGAGACCCAGTCGTTGGTGTTGCCTGCCGAGCTGTTCTGGATCAGGCCGTTGTTGCCGTACACGAACAAGTACGGGTGCAGGGACACAACCCCGCCAGACACCGAGATGTTGTTGTTGAAGGTCAGCGTCACAGTAGCAGAGGCCGTGGCGGTGTTGGACAGCACCAGCGTGGTCGTAACGATAGACACCACCGTGGTGTTGGCAGGTATGCCCGCGCCAGTCACCGTTTGGCCAGCGCCGATCAGGGTGTTTGCCGCCGCCAAAGTCACCGTAGCGCTTAAATTTGTTGTCGTGCCAGTAGCAGTAAACACGCCAATTTGGCTCATGGTTAGCGCGGTAATGTCGCCAATCAGCACCGGGGTGTTGTTGTCGTTTCCGATAGAGGCAAGGTTTTGCCCCGGGTGCGCGACCAAGGACTGCAAGCCCGTTCCCGCTACGTCATAGAAACCATCAAACTGCCACAGGTTTAGGTCAGACTGCGTGAAGTTGGACAGGGTGAAGTTACCCACACCAGCGCCGACTCCGTTGTTGTCAATGGTCAGAACTTGCAGACCGTCGTTGTAGCCGCTAAAAATTGACGTGAATGCGTTCTGAGCGTTTACCCAGATCCCGCGTGAGGGGCCCGTGAGCTGGTCCGAAATTACGCGGAAACCTCCCATCTTACGAGGGCGTCCGCGCTGGAAGCGCACCCACTCACCGTCGCTGTAGAACTGTTTGTCAAATACCGTGCCGTCGCGCTGGATGCCCGGCTGCGTGTCGAGGGAAAAGACCTTAGCCGCCATTAGAAGGTCCCGCCCTGAACACCCCCAGTAAAGTTACCCGTGCCCGGTATGTTCAGCCCTGTAGCAGTCAACCCGAAAAGCTTGACGCCCAAGATTGCAATACCAAACTCGCCCGATCCGGGACGAAAAATACCCGTTGATGTCTCTGTCGCAAAGTTAAGCGATGGAGCGCCCACCGTGCCGTCCACCAAGGACACATTCACCGCACCAGCGGCAATCGTAGAGGCGTTGAGCAGGTTGACCGAGTCACACAGCAAGATCACCTGCTGGCCTGCGGGGATGGTGGCCGTAGCGCCTCCCCCGCTCGTGGTAAAGGTGATCTGGTATCCGGGTCCACCGCCGTTGGTCTGGTTGGTGATGTAGTACACCTGAATTGTTTGTGGCAGCACCACAGTCACGTTGCCAGTCAGGGTCCCGGTGTACTTCTGAATTGTGTTTGCGGCCTCTGAGGCGGTTAGGGTGTAGCTTCCAGTCACCACAGCCTTGGTGAGCTGGGTAAAGTTGAACTCAGTGCTACGACCTAAGCCAACCGTAAAGAAGGCCGATCCAGAGCAGCAGATTACGCAGGAGTCGGCAGGCTGCAAGGAAATTGTTGACGCTCCGTTGATCAAGATGCCGCCAGCAGGCGAGATGGTCAAAGTACCAGTGCCGCCATTGCGCACCATCATGTACCAATCATTACCCAGCGTCACAGCAGAGGTCAGCGTCAGTGTTCCAGAGCCGCCCGTCCAAACGTAGGTGGATGCGCGGTCAGTGTCAAGTGCGGTGTAACCGGACGCAAAGGTGTTGACCTCATTGGCCGCGTTCAGGGTGTTGGAGATAGCCTTGAGGCCAAACCCGGCAAGGGTGGCGGCATCCACGTTGGATGTACCAACGCCAAAGGCTATGAGGCCCCATGTGCCCGCCGTGGTGGCGTTGGTGGTCAGGTAAATGTACTTAGCCTCGCCGGGAGCGATTGTGACGATCGTTCCACCAACGTAGGTTCTGACGGTAAAAGTGTAGGAGCCGACGTTGCGAAACAGCGCGTCAATACCGACAGAGGCCTGATTCGCAGGCGGCATGTCCAAAGTGAACGAGTCCAGCGTAAACGTCAAACCAGTCGTTGTGCCAGCAGTGGTGGCCACCGCAGAGCCGCCCGAGGTGGCCGACAACGTAAAGGTCGTCGTGCCGTTGGTGACAATGATGTAGTAGGTGTTGCCAGTGGTAATGCCACCTGAAGTGCCGGTGGAAACTCCAGTGACAACAACGGCTTGACCAACAAACAAACTTGGGGTGGCGGTGCAGGAACACTGGCCCGCTGTGCCTGTAACGGTGACGCCAGTAAGGACCAAGCCACTTGAGAGGGACGTGACGTCCATGACCCGAGCTGCGGCATTGTCAGTAACGCTGCCGTTGATCGGCCAAGAAAGCGTTGAGTCCGCACTAAGCGTGATGCTGCGGTATGAAACGTCGGTCGGCTGAATGACCTGACCTGTAAACGGACTGGTAAAGCTCATGAATCCCTCGCAATCGCCTGACGATCAGCGCCACGAGTGACGTTTTCTACTTTCAGGACTTCAATGATTCTGTCGTAGTTGCTTTGCCACATGGGCATGCGCTCGTCGTTCTTGACGAACGGCATGGCTTGCAGCAAAGTGCCGTACAGCAGCGCTTGGGGCGCGTACTGGGTGAACCAGTTAGATTGGTTCGATGAATCCAAGGGTTGCACGCGCTCGTAGTACAGCACCTCGTAGCTGTAGCCCAGCGTGGGTGTAGGACCTATCAGCCAATGCGTGTAGTCGTAGTCGCAAAAGTACAAGGGCACGTCTGTTGACGTTGGGCTTGGCCAATACTCGCGTATGTACTCGTAGGTGCGCAGCAGCACGGGGGATCGATTACCTGACACGGTCACGTTCATTGACACCGTCTTGCGCCAGCGTGCGGGCTTGGGGATTACGTTCTCGGACGCCACCATGGTGCTTGTGACCACAGTCAGGTTGCCAAGGAATTTGATCTCAGCCGCAATGATCTGCTCCGCCAGCATGATGAACTGCGGAATCTTGTCCAACGTCTGCTGGTCAGTACGCTCCAAATAAGTTTGGATGTCGTCGACCAGAGAGTCATACGTCATTACGGCTGCGACTGTCATTTTGTTCTCCGTTATCCGACGTTGCGCTCAAAGTGCGGGCAGTCAACCAGCGACCTAAAATTGCCGCCCCAGCGGTTCTTGGGGTGCAAAGACTCCCAAAATGCGCCAAGCGGAGCGAGCTGCTCCTTGTCCCATATTATCTTCCCGTCCTTGAAAAAATTCAAGTCGATGGCGCAGCGTTTCAAATGAATGCTGTTCATGGTCTTGGAGCGGCCCGCCTTGACGTGCAGAGCCTGCTGCTCAGGGGTACGAGCCAATTCGCCTCCAGTGACCATCCAGCCCTGTTCTGTGGCGTGCTGGACCAGCTTGCAAGCGTGCAACAGGAACTCGGCTTGTTCTTGGCTAAGGCTCATTTTTTGCTCCTCATGTCTGCCAGCTTCTCTACTGTCCGACCGCCAAAATACGCAAGGAAAATAATTTGACCCCACTGACCCAGCAGATTTACATAGCTTTCTTGTGCGTTATATCCAAACGCCGACATCATGGTGAACAAAAAGAACGCCACAAAAATGGCAATTAGGGCCATTGGACGGATGTTCTTGGACAGCCAAGAGTCCGACGACATATCGGCCTTCCAGCGGTCGCTAATGTTGTCTTCTTGGTTTGCTTGTGCCTCCAACAAGATTTTGAGTTCTTCTTGCTCAACACGAGCCTTTTCAATGCCTAACTCAAGCAGGCGCTCTTCGTGATCGTACTGAAGCTGGCGCAGTTTGCTGACCTCTTCGGGGCTTGGGTTGTCAGAGATCTTGACGCCAAGGGCGTTCTCAACAACCTCTTTGCCCTTTGCTTGGATTGCAGATGACAAAAGACCCAAGCCGTTTTGAGCAAGGGTCCCGAGTAGTGATGCGACGATTGGAATCATGTCAGTCCCTTCCAGTTACAGTTTTGATTGATTTGTTCACTGAAACCTTCTCTTCCAAAATGGCAATATGCATTCGGTTCTCAGCAATCTGGTCTCGGTTGCGTTGGATCTCTTTTTCTAAATCTTGGCGTAGCTTTTCACGGGCCAGTTCGGCTCCAGTGTTTGAAGCCTGCTTGTTGTCTGATGTGACAACAAGCGAAATTTTGCTGTTGAGGATGGTGACCTCATGCGCTAAGTTAGACAAGGCGCTCATCAAATAGACGACGCAAGAAAATAATAGAGGAAGAAGAGCAAACGTAATCTTTTCAATGAATTGACCTTTGGCTTCCATAATTTGTATTTTCTCCTCGCTCATTTAAAACCCCAGCACCTTTTTGATGAGTTCCCCAGCCACGCCGGGGCCAAACAACACGCAGACAATCACCCCATACAAGAGGTACTCAATCTTATTCATGCGCTTGGAACCTTCGTCAAAGCGGGCTTGAATGTTCTCGTATCTGCTGGCGCAAATCGCCTCATGGACACTCAGTCGTTTGTCGGTTTCAGTGGCAAGTTCTTGAATTTGTTCCATGAGGCAATTCCCGCTTTACTCTACGACCGTGGCGTCAGCAGGGGCAATTTGGGCTTGTGCCTCTTGCTGAATGCCGTTGATCAATTGCTGCACATGCACAAATGGCTGATTGCCCAAATATTGCAGGATTGCGTTGACTAACTCAGTTGAAAGTGCAATTTTTTGCATGAAAAACTCTCCGTGTAATTGCCGCTGTTAGGGCCAGCGGTTTGCCCTTTTTCGATTATGCCGTAGGCCAAGGATTCCCAAATCAAGCCTACCGCAACAACATTAGAAAAACGGAAGAAAACTAACCGAGTTTAGAAAAAACCAACCTGTGTTGTTTCCTGCGTTGACGTTTGCGTTTGAGGTAAAAGCATTGAATACTGCACCGCCGGTAGCTGCGCTGTCTTGGATAGTGAGGTAATTAACATTGACGGTTCCGCTTGCTTGGCTAAGGGTGGCTCGTGATCCATTAGTTGTGGCTTGCAAAAACTTTTGCGTTGTGCCTGATGTGACAAATGAACCTACGGTGTTGGTTGTGCCTGACTTTAGTTGCACCGTACCGTTGGTTATTGTTAGAACGCTTGTTACAGACAAAGCATCTTGACAAGCAAAAGTACCACCCACACCAACAAAACCTACACCTAAAGGAAAACTCAATCCGTTTGATGAAATAGTTTTTGTACCCGATGTACTTGCAAACTGTGGGCTTGCTATGCCTGCCATTGAAGTAGCATTACCGGCGTTAAAATTTCCATAAACGGCAATACCATTGCTGTAACTTATAGTTCCAGTGAACCCGGTGAAATTTATATTTTTAAACGCACCGTTTGTAGTTGCCAACGCAACTGTATCTGAACCAGCAGTCACATCTAAACTGATTGCGTTAGATTCACCAGCCGCACCCATATTAATGGTTCGCGTACCAGCACCTCCAGCAGTTGCCTGAATCAATGGGGCCGTGCCGGTAACCGTTAAACCAGTTGCAGTAGATGTTGTAAAAAGAGTGCTAGAAGTAGCAGTTAATACAATCTTACCTGTACCAAATGCTAACGTGCGAGTGTTGCTGTTGGTTGATGAAAACAAACCCGTGCTCAGCGTGTAGCCGTTTAAATCCAACGTACCACTGGTCAGCGTAATAGTGCGGGTAGAGCCTAGCGTCAAAGCATCTTGAAGTTGGTAAGTGCCACCTGTACCATTGAAGGTAATAGGAAAATCTAAAGTTTGATTGGCTGTAGTAATTGTTTTTGTGCCTATCGTAGATAAAAACTCTACGGTATTTGTCCCACTTCCAACGGTCATGCCTGTTTTTAGCGTTAAGTTTCCATAAACATTTATTGCTTGATTAGTAAAACTGCCTGTAAATGTGCTAGTTCCACTATTAGAAAAATCAATTGTTCCAAAATAACGTGCGCTATTAAAAGTAACAATGTCAGAACCAGCGGTAACAAAATAATCTAAAAGATTTACTCCCTGAAGTGCTGAACCACTACCCGGCCCTAAGATAACTCTTGTTCCCACGCTACCGCTATAACTAAGCTCAACACGCTTGCTGCCCGTTATAGTTAGTCCTGTAGCGGTGGTTGTAACAGCTACGTTTGTATTGAACCCAGTAACTACTATTTTTCCACTAGCGCCAAAAGCCAATACACGGGTAACGGAGCCGGTTGAGCTAAGAGCACCAGCAGTTGCAGTAAAGTTATTAAGGTCAAGAGTGCCAGCAGTGAGTGTAAGATTACGAGTAGACTCTACGCCCGCTGGTGATGGCCCTAAAATTAAATTATCTTGAAGCTGCCAAGAGCCACCTACGCCATTGAATGTGAATGGGTTGTCAAACACGACAGCAGCCGTGGTTATTGTCTTTGTGCCTGATGTGGCTGCAAAGGTATATGTTTGAGTTCCCGCCGTTCTTGTCATTCCTGACGTAGACGCTTTGAAATTGCCGTAAATGGTAATACCAGTGTTTGTTACGTTGCCCGCAAATCCTGTTGGGTTTGTTCCGTCTGTGAAATCTATATCACGAAACGAACCCGCAGTAAGAGCTATAGAACCAGTACCGCTGATAACCCTGAACGAAATGCTGTTTGCCTCGGTAACTGCCGTTGGCGTGATTGTTCTTAATAACGCAGTGTTATTGTTAAGAATAATCAACGGCGTACCTGTAACCGTCATGGTCGTAGCGCCAGTGAACACTGTACCCACACTGTTCAGCGAAATGGTGTTTGTGCCAAAAGCCAGCGTACCCGTAAAGCCCGTCATTGTCAGGGTCTGAATATCTGGGCTAATGTCAAGCGTGGCTGTGACAGTACCCGATGCAGCGTTAAATATTGCGGCATCTCCAGAACCGGGAACAACTGCACCAGCAGGCGTGCCAATTGCAAAATCAGACCAACTTGCAGTGCTGTTCCAATTTCCAGAAACACCAGCCGCCCAGTATTTATTTGCCATGACTACTCCTCAACAGGCTCGTCAACCAGCTCGTCAACCAGCTCGTCAACCAGCACATCAACTACGGGTGGCGGGTTGGTGATGTACTCGTACCACTTGTCGTAGATTGACTGTTTCATGGCCTCAATCTCAGCGTCAGTCAGGCCGTGGTCATCCGCAAGATGCAGAGCGGTAGAAAAACCATTGATGGTGAAGTCGATCTTGATCATGTTAGAACCCAAAGACTTTAGCAATCATCTGCCATTTTGCGGCAGTGCTGTTGTAGATAAATCCAACGTAGTCGTACAAAGTTGCTCCGCTAGATGTGGTGGGCAAAGCAATGTCTGTAGAGCCTGCAAACACGGCATTCCACGCAAACGTCTGCACGTTGGTACTACGCAGGCGCAGAATCAATTTCTGGCCGTTTACGGCAGTTCCTGTTGGCGCGTTGACAGTCAAAGTTCCTACGGCCTGCGTATTGGCCTGCGTTGCAATGTCAGTCGTGTTAGCATCAATTGTGATGGACACCGCGTCAGCAATAACCACTACACGAGAAATAACACCTCCACCAAAATAAGAACTCCCAGCCTCTACATACAGAGCATATGGGTTGGTTATTGTGATGTTCGTGCCAGCGCTTGGTGCGCCTGCAATGTACAAGGTCGATGCGTTGGTGTAAGTGACGCCTGTGTTGGTCGCAGCAATTGGCGTAATGCCCAAGGAAGCAATTGCGCCCGTTGTATTGGTTGCGCTAATTGCCGAGGTGACGTCGGTCACAGTGCCAGTACCCATGTACAGCTTGGCAGGCGTAGCCGCAGCAAACACCGCAACGCCGCTAAAGCTGCTATCGCCAATCTTGACGGTTTTTACCAAGGTGCTTAGGCCGACTGTTGAGAAGCCGCCAGCAGACAAAGTTGTTCCGTCAAAGGTCAGGTCGGCATCGTCAGTCTGAAGGCCAGCAGTGGTGCTTAAAACGACGCGGCCAGAGATTAAGCCAGTGTTGGTGATGCTGGAGCTAGAAACGCCTGTAAGGGCCGTTAAAGCGGTTACCCATTGAGGCGCGGAGCCTGTGGAGGTCATGACGCGGTTTGCAGCGCCGATGGCCAAAAAGGTGGTCGTAGCCACGCCAGACTGGTAAGGGACGGACCCAGCAACTCCACCAGCAAGGTTGGTCGCCGTGTTGACTGTCACGCTGGTAGGCGCACTCCACTGAGGGACAGAGCCAGAGGACGTCAGAATGTAGTTGGCTGCTCCGATTCCAAGTTTGGCCAACGTGTTGGAGGCCGAGGCGTACAGCACGTCACCTTGGGTATAGGTAGACTGCGCAGTGCCGCCATAGATCTCGGTAAGAGCATTGGTGAGGTTCAACGTAGTCAGCGTGGTGATGTTTGTTGAATTGTTGAAAACCATCGCAGCATTACCAGCCAACGCCCCTGCGTTGTTGTACTGGATCTGCGTAGTTGAGCCGCCAATCGTGCCAGCACCTTTGGTTGCAATTACTTGTACAACGCCACCGTTGTCCTCGTAATATAGCTTGCCGTCGGTAATGTTAATTGCCAATTCACCCTGCGCAAGATTTGCCGCCACAGGTACGGCAGATGCAGTCGTTGAATGGTAAAGCTGGATTGGTGTAAAGTTTGTTGCAGCCATAATATTGCCTTAGAAAGTTCCGCCGTTGATGCCTGACCACACTGGTGTGCCAGTTCCTGCTGATGTTAATACCTGACCTTGAGTTCCAGCCGCAGTGGCCGCGTAGTTTGTACCATCGCCGTAAATTACACTCCCCGCCGCAGGAGTTGCGGTTGACCCCGTCCCGCCGTTGGCCACTCCCAATGTTCCTGCAACGGTGACACTTCCGGTGGTTGACGTAGATGGAGTTAAACCAGTTGTACCAAAAGAGATTGAATTGACGCCTGCTCCGGTAACAATTGATCCCCATGCGCCGTTAGCATAACCTTCAAATGAGGCTGTTGTGGTGTTGTACCGCAGATTTCCATCAGTTGATGATCCGCGCTGACCTGTAGTGCCAACAGGCAAAATCGTGCCGCCAGTGCCGGGGATGATGGGGTTGCTTGCCAACCCAACAGTAGGAGCGCCAGCAATGCCATCTCCGTTGGTCACCGATGTCTGGTTGACCACATTAGTAATTGCGGTGGCAGACAGCGCCCCCGCAGTGGTGATTGTCAACAAACCATTGGCGCTCAGGTTGGCCAAATTCAAAACCTGACCAGTCAAGCTAATCGTTGGGTCTCCAGCAACGCCGCTGCCGTTGGCTACCGTGACACCAGACCCAGAAGTAGCGATAGAACGGCTTGTAATGGCCGTAGAAGACGTTTTAACTTGAAACCCAGTACCAGAGTTCACCAAAGAGAGCAAAGCGCCTGTGGTCGTTATATTGAACAGCCCCTGCGCCCCGCCGTCAGTGATCGACAGGCCGTTGGTTGCACCAACATAGCGGCTATTGGGCAACTGAGGCGTCTGGCTGACCGTAAGGTAGGTGTAGGTCTGCGTCGGAGATCCGGCAATCGCAGCCGTGGTCGTCTGCACCGTGACCCCGTTTTGAACAATAGGAACCGACTCAGTGCCTGTGATAGCACCAGCGGCTGGCAGTTGGGTAATGGTTACTTGTGCGGACATTATGTGCTCGTGTTATCTGGTGGGTTGGGGGCAATTGTGTCCTTGTTCCCGGTAGAGGTTGGAGTCTGGGTATTTTGCTGGGTCGAGATCTGAGACACGTTGGTGATGCCACCAGTGACTAAATAATTGTCGCCAGCATTCAAAGGCGCATCAGGACGAGGAAACCGAATCGTTATCCTTTCGGTTTTGCGAGCTGGAAGCCTATAGGGGTCAAGCTGGTCTGCACAGCCCTCGTTGCACACCCGCAGGCCCGGAAGGTTTGGGTCGTTGCGCATCACTGAATGCGGGCGCTTCATCTTGCAGCGGTCGCATATTGCAATCGCAATGTCAGAGTAGCCTTCGGTGTCCAAAAAGATGGCCATGGCTCACCTTGTGTAGACGGAAATATTGGGCGCAAAGTAGATTGGAGACTTGTCGCGCTCCTCCTCCTCAACCCGCTGAAGATACTTGCTGGCTTGGTTTTCAAGGTACTGCACGCGGGCCATATCAACGCCGGGAAGCTCCAAGCTCATCCGATGAGCCAGCATCATTACCACAGCCTCATACCAGCGCTGCGGAACTTCTAGCTCGCCATACAGGTCACCTACGTCCATGATCTGGCGCGAGTACCAGATAGTCATCTGATAGAAAGCGTTCTGGGGCGTTGGCCAAAGCACAATCTCGCTCTGGGGAATGGTGCGGTTGAACCAAAACTGAAACGGCTGGTTGGCCGTGAAGTTCTTGTTGGGCAGGTTGGTGTAGTCGTCACGGTTCAGGCGCGACATCGTGATCTCTGTGCTGTTGTTGCCCAAGTACCACTCACGCAGGTTCAGCGTTGTGCCGTTGTAGGCGCGAATGCGGTAGTACGGCACGGTCTGGCCGTTCTCGATGTCGGTCCACACCCACTCGTTATCAACCACGGCGATGGACCCAAGATCAACCAAGGTTGCCCAAGTTACGTTGTCTAGCGAGTATTCGTAAATGATTGACAAAGTGCCGCTTGCGGCAGGCAAGAAGCCAATTGAGCCAATAAAAATGGGGTTTGATGGGCCGTAATTGACAGAAATGTTCCCGTTGGCTACGGTCTGCGTGCAAACCGTATCGACATCGCCGTCATAGACATTGCCAAGCGTGCCCCCAGCAGACGACGTATAGGAGCCGTCAGGGCGGTTCAGATAACGGTACAGAGCATTCAAAACATCATTGCCACCAAGGGGCAGCAAGTATGTTGCTTTGTCTGCCGTGAAACCATAAACCTTTTTGTTGATTGCCCAATATTGGATGCCGATGTTGATCAGGTCGGAAAGCAGGAAGAACAGCGACTCACGGGCGCTTAGGACCTGCTCAGACGTCAGCTCTTCCGCCAATTTTCCGCAGCGACGAGCACCGTGGTCAATCAGCGTTTGCACCGTTATGACGGTCGTACCTGTAGTGCCAGAATATGCCATATCAGCACTTCCAACGCGCAAGCGCCGCCGCCTTACGGGTAGGCTTGCCTTTTTCGTCTTTCATCGGCCCCGGCATACCTGACATACGAGCGCAAAAAGAATCCTTGCGTGCGCCACCTTGAGGCTGGGGCGCTTTCAAATTGCTACCTGTTGCCGCGTTATATTTGGCTCGACCTTTGGCAGTTAGTCCAGCTCCCTGAGAGACTGGCAACTTTTCGCCACGACCAATAGCAAGAGATGGAGTTTTTTTCGCCATGACTAAAACCTATATTTTGCTGTTTTTTGCGCAATCTTTTTGGGTTGCGCTACGAATTGTTTTCCTGCGGCTTTGCCTGCTCGTTTGGCTTTGGTCGTCGCAGCGTACTCAGCAGGGCTGAGACTTTTAATCGCAGACTCTGGAAGGTATCTTTCACCAGTATCAGAAGATTTTTTACCACTTTTAGTTCTCCATTTTTGGTCGCCCCAAGCTTTTAGTGATTGCTGGGGTTTTTTAATCACGATAACCACCACCCGCGTCTTTATAACGCTTTGCTACAACTTGAGCTTTTCGGGCTGACCATTGTCCAGCATCCGTGCCAGCAGTAGCCTGAGATTTCACATCATTAAAAATACGTTTACGCAACTCTGGCTTAGTGTAGTTACCAGCCGCGTTGACTGTTGACTTGCCGCCCTCTTTGTAAGAAGCAGTTTTAGCAGCATTGGCAAAATCGCTGGACTTGGGAGCGCCCTTACTACCAGCACTACGCATTTTCTCGCCAGAGCCAGAGGCTATACGCTGTTTCTTTGCGGCAATATTTGCATACAAACCACCACCTGCCATCTTGGCATCTTCTTTGACAAATTCCTTGCCAACCTTAGAAGGTATGCCAGTTTTTTTGGCAAACGCAGGGTTATGTGCAACCGCCTTCATTAAACGATGCTGCTCTGGTGATTTGGTTGGCATTATGCATACCCCTTGACCATCTCCAAAATGCACCAATAGGTGTCGCCAGAAGAGGCGTCAGCCGTGCTGAACACAATGTCACCAGTAGAACCAGCGCCGCTGTTGTTGGTAATGCCGCCAAAACCTGTCATGTCAAGCGTCTGCGTCGCCCCGGGGGAAGACAAGAAGAATGGCACATCGGTTGTTGCGTCCCAAAACATCCTGACTTCCATACCGTGATTGGCAATGTAGATTTTGGTAACCGTCACGTTGTCGCACGCAGAGCCTGATGCGCTGGGCGCTAGTGCAGAAACATCTACCTTCAAAACAGCAGACTCACCAGTGCCGTCACTGATGTTTGTAAACTTCATGATGACTGTGCGCTCACCATCAATAATCGTTTGGCTCGTAACTGAATCAGCCATATTTTTCTCCAATTAGAAGCAGGGGCCGAAGCCCCCACTCGTTTTTAACAAGCGCTTCCGCCTTTTTTCATTGGCGAAACAGTAACCGACTCTTTTGACTTGGTTACGCTTTTTGGGTTTACAAAACCACGACCAGCACCAGCTTCTTTCTTGGATCCAAAAATCTTGTCCATGAAACTATGTGCTTTCTTTGCAAACCCCATACCCATTGGAGGCTCCTCAAGAGTTGCATCATATGCACCTTTTGACAAGTCAACTTTGCCACCATCTTTAAAAGTACCAACAACAAGATTGGTTTTTACAGGTTGCGATGGCTTTTTAGCGCCTTGAGGCATCGCGACGGGACGGCCTGAATTAACAGTCCCGCCCGCCGCGTAGGCTTTTTTTGCTGAACCACCTTTTTTGTACATGCCGTCATCCATCATGCCTGCGTCCATCGGGCCAGCCATGCCGCCGCCCATCATGGCTTTGCCGCCGTGCTTCATCTTGCCCTTGCCGTCAGCCGCAAAGTCGGGAACCATCTTCCCGCCCTTATCGACCATAGTCATGCCGCCTTCTTTGTAGCCGCCGCCGTTTGATTTGGCAACGCCACCAGTAGCGTATCCGCCTTGGCCCTTTACGACACCGCCAGTAGCAAAGCCACCTTGACCATTTACCACGCCGCCAGTAGCCATCTTGCCGCCATGCTTGAGCTTCAGCTTGGTGCCCTTGCCGCCCTTATGCTCTTGCATATCGTGCTGCTTGAACGCCTTCTTAATCATGGCCTTGTCTTGGCCCATGTCAGCCTTGCCGCCTTCTTTCATGCGACTTGCTGCCATGCCAACAGGAGCGGCTGGGCCAGAACCCATCATCTTCATAGCACGGCGACGAGCGGCCAACGAGGGAGCCAGTGGGGATTTGGCACCCATAGGAGAACCCATAGGCGCACCACGAGGGGGCATTGCAGGAGGCATTGCAGGGGGCATTGCAGCAGGAGGGGCCATCATGCCGCCATTAGCCTTCTTAACCATACCGCCTTTTTTGAGCTTCAGTTCAACTGAAGGCTCAGTAGTCTCCATCTTCACCATTGGTTTAAATTGTCCCATGTCGTTCTCCTTATGCTTGTGTGACGCCGAGAGCGCCAACACGGGTTGCATTTGGGCCTACCGCAATTGCTGGCAGGGCGATTCCCATCACGAGACGTTTGATACCATCCGCCGCC